TAAATCATCATTACAAGATAATTCTATAGCTATGTTTCTGGTTTCATTCCATTTATCTCGCTCTGTTTTAACTTCTACCTTGCCTAGTTTAAGTATATTTGCCAAAGACTTTTCATATTTAGTCCCAAAGTCAAAATCAATGTCAAATTTCTTTAATTCTTTTAAGTTTTTACCTTGATATTCTCTTAGTTTATGTGCTGCATCAAACGATTCTGTTTTAATCATTTTTTATTTCTCCATATTTAGATTTATAAATTGAAATTAATCTAGTTAACTTTAGGTTCATTGCCAATCTTAATTTTTCAGGAATGACTTTCATATCTTTATCTGTTGCTGTTCGAAGAATTGCCTTTTGCAAGTCTCTTTTTTCTTTTGCAAACTTAATCTTTTCTCTTTTTCTTTTATTTGCTTGTCTTTTATTCCCCATTAGGTATCCTTTCTCTTGATAATCCATATGTAGGCATACCATAGCATCTAGTTATTCCTCGTTTACTATCTATATACCAACATACATTTTCTACAGGGTCATATCTTAAATCGCTTTTACCCCAAGTTTTTTTATTCATTATTTATGCTCCAATTAATTCTTGACATTTACATCTTTTTAATATTCTTTTAACTTCTTTCCTATTAAACTTACTTCTTAAGTCAATTAATAAAATTAATTCTACTAAATCTCTTTTGACTATATGTTTCATAATACTCCTTTCCGACTTAGGGCAAAGACTAGTGATTACCACTGAATATTTAAATTATATTCCGTGTAATATTATCATCATCTTAATGTAACTGAATACCGTTACCGTATCGTCCTTGCCCTAATTTTATGCGAGTGTCAAACAGGCCATAAAGGTAGGGAATGAAAGGTTATAAAAAAGGTGCGGGGTGCACCAAAAAGAACCTATGAACCCTAAAAACGCCTCGGTTGCGCTCACGCTAACAACTCTCCACTCGCAATTATTAAAAATCTTTACTTGCCATTTTCTTTAAAACATAGTTCTTTAACTCTATATCTTGTTTTTTAAGCCATTTTAATAGCTTTTTAAAATTTCTGTTAGTTAAAGGACCTTTCCTTGTATTACATCTCATACATATCATTTGAAGATTGTCAGGAACTGAACTACCACCCAAAGATAAAGGCATAATATGGTCACATACCATATTATTGACAAGTAAACGTACATCACAATAATTACAGGTTCTGCCATAAGATTTATATAATAGCTCTCTAACTTCCTCCAATGATATTTCGAATTTAACTTCATATTCTTTACTCCTTCTTTTCAATGTCGACCTTAAAGTAGAAGATTTCTTCATTAACCTATGAAATGTTTTCTTGGCAAAATGTTTATGATGCCTATAAAGTTTGTTTCTAAACTTTTTTTCCCAGCGAGTTATGTTGCTAGGGGACTTGCGTCCCCTAACATTTCTTTTTCTTCTAGGATTTTTCTTTTTAACTTCTATTACTTCACTATGCAATTCCAGTATCTCCTATTTCTTCTAATACATCAGAATATCCTAATGAAATTTGTAATTGAAATCTCCATATTCCTATAACTATACCTTTTATATTGGCAAATTCATTTTTATGAACAATTCCAATTAAAATGTAGCTAAAAATATACATTAATGTTGCATCTTTTAACTTTATTATTGATAATATTTTATTCATTACATCTCCTCATTCTAAAGTTAGGTGTCCACTCAATAGTGGTATCAAAGAGTTCTCCATCAGTATTTTTAAATAACCTCACAGCTCTAGTTTTCTTGTCTGATTGTCCATTCAGTCCAATTACTTTACGTGATGCATTCTCAATAGCTCCAGAACCCTTACCTGCATACAGGTCTAAGACTTCGTTTCTACTATATTCTCTTGCTACTTGTGAAATTTGAATGATAATTAAATCATTATTCACAGCCAAATTAGAAAATCCATGACTTATATATTTTATCTTTTCATACTCTCCTCTTACATGAGGAGGAGTATCTACTAAATCTATATAATCAACGACTACTAATGATGGTTGTAGTTCTCTAACTTTATCGGATATACCCTCTAAAGTAGGGCTTATCGTTTGCACTACCATGTGCTCTAATTCATCTTTGTGTTTATCATATAAAACATCAAAGTTATTATTTACTTCATCTTTTGTTCTTCCAGAAACTATTTGTAAGTGTCTTCTATGCATATACCAAGAAGATAGCTCTAAACTTAGAAATAGTGTAGGTATTTGCCAATCTGTATTAATAGAATCATTGACAAAATCAACTCCTAATACTAAGTTCTGGGCGAACGTAGTTTTATTAGAACCAGTTGGGCCGAATATGGTCACTAACTCACCTGGATAGATAATAGATTCTTTATCTATACCTAACATTCGCCCTAAATTTATAGTCTTACCTGTAAAATCAGTAGTAAGCCTGTCTTTAAGTTCTTCTTGCATTTCTGATGCATTCTTAACGTTAACAAAATAGTCTTTTCTTTTGAAGTAAATACATTGTGTCTTGCAGTGGTCAAGCATTATCTTATCTTGACAACCATACCTATAGTTTCTATTATAAACATTTTCAACAAGCTCATTAATTGAAGTTTCATTCATACTTTTATTATTCCAATGTAACATTGATACTTTCGCATAATGACTAGGAATACCGTGTCTTTTAAAATGACTTGCAATTCTCATAGCTGTTAAATGTCTATTACCTTGCTGTGGCCCTTTGTTTAACATAGATTGTACACAAGGGATTAACGTTGTAGGTTCTGACACTTTATTAAATACCTTTATACTAGGTACTTCTTTTACGACCCTGTCTTCTAATTCACCATCACCTTCTAGTTCATAGTAAACATAATCTAATCTTTGAGTTTTCGCTAACTCTTTTATATCGTTTGGATTTAATGTAAATATCTCATTTCTTGACAATGGTATTTTAAATAATCCACTTTTCTTATTAAGAGTATGTTGAACTCTATAAATTCCTGTTCTCATATAAATACTTATATCAGTTTCAGGAACTAGCTTGAATAGGGTTTGTTTGACTATGAAGGGTAAATCAGGACTTGCTTTGAAATTGAACAACTCTCCAGATAACATCAAATGATATCCAGAGCCAGAGAAGTAAGGTTGGAAGCTCCCACAACCAATCCCTACTGACTCTAGCTCTATGATAATTCCTCTTAAAATATCAAGAGTCTTCTCATCTGAATTATCCCCTTTATCAATATCTACAGGGACTTTATCTATACTCCTTAATCCAAAGAAATTCTTTAAAGAATCTGTCTTATCAGCATATTCCTTTGCATCATCTCCATAGAGGTACACTGAGCGATATAATGGCTCATCTGAACTTATATATTTCGCTAAGGTATCGTGTGGTATCAGTATACCTCTATTAGAAGGAGTTCCTCTTGCTATTTCAACATACATTATAAGTTAGCTAATCCACTTCCTTGTAATGTATTTCCATTTGCTTGAATAGGCGCATCTGTAGCTTCTTTAAGGTACCCTTTACCTTTAAGCCATTTGATATCGTCATCAAGCTTAGCTCTGCCATCTTCGCTGTTCCCATATATTTTATGATGAACTCTTGTCCATGCTTTATCGCCATCTTTCTTTGGCTTTTCTTTATAAATATATGCTAAAAACGGATAAGATAACTCAGCTCCAGGCATATTTGCCTCTATAAAGTTTTCATTAAGATATGATGCTATATCTTGAATAGGATTACCTTTTTCGTCTTCCCATTCTCCTTTAGCTGTTAATCCAGCTTTACATCCAATAGCATCAAAGAAAGTATACATTCTCTTAAGAACACTACCTCCTGTAATTGTACCATTACTATCTTTGTCAAATGAACCAGCTATTTTAATATCTCTGGTATATTCACTACCTTTTTGATTGATAGATACGCTAATAAATACATCAGCCCAATCAAATTGTGAACTTTTATCTTCAAAACTATTTAATGCTACTTCGCAGATTCCATAAAAATTACTTCCACTGCTCATTTCTGGTCTAAATATGGCCATTATTTCTTCTCCTTGTAAATTAGATTCCATTTTAACTCTATCTCTTTGCCTCTCAAATGAGGACTTCTACTACCAGCTTCTAATGCTTCATTTGCTTTAAACGATACCATTAATTTGCCTTTATCTTCGTCTCTGTAGACGTAACCTATAGCATCACAATCTGCCATTAGCATATTCTTTAACTTTCCTGTTAAATCTAAGCTTTCTGGTTCAACTATAGCTTTGCTGTCTACAACAGCCCTAGCCCATTTCCTATGTCCAATAACAATAACATGTGGAAATATTGCTTTCATATGTTTTATAGTATTAAGAACTTTTTCTCTTACTAAAGCAAATCCTTTACCATAAGCTAAATCAGCTATTGCACTAACACCTTCATCTGCACATACAGTTTTCTCAGCCCAATCGGCTATCTTATCTATAGTGTCAATTGCAACGTATTTATACTCATGACCATCAGCTGCATTTTGTAATACGTTAATCAGTTCTTCTCTATTATTTACTTCCTCTATATATCCATCTACCATAGTAGCTCCTTGTTCTGTATCAATTATTAAACAATCTTCTAATTGACTAAGAGCTGTAGTTTTACCTACTTTAGGTGCTCCATATAATAGCATTACTTTAGGATTTTGAGAAACAGCTTTTCTTTTGACTTTTTTTAATGCCATTTACTTCTCCTTGTATTTTTTTCATTTTCTTTTTTCTATCTTTTACAGAATATCCCCATAAACTATAAATATTATATTTATCTTTTAACAGCATAATTACATAGTTTCTGGTTCTGCAGGCATAAAAAATCCATTTTTAAGCATGTTTACAGCTTTATCGTCTAATTTTACATGCTCAACAAACTCACCTTCTTCGTTATATTTGCTTAACATTTTGACCTGTAAATGCTTTCCATATTTATCTGGAATTAAACTCATTCTATTTAATTTATATACTATAAATCCCATAGTTTACTCCTGTATTTTTTAATGACGAAAGGGGGCTAGAGAGAGGGCTCTAGATTCATTACGGCAACTACCTCTCTCCAGCTTCCTAAGTTACAACATATTAAGCATTATAACAAGTATTTTTCTCTACTGTCATAGTAGGAAAATTAAATGACAAAGCGACTTCGTAAGGCTGACTCGTCAACACTTTACGAATGGTATTTGCTATAAAACTTCCTGACATATTAGAGCAATAACTTGTTGCTTTCATGTTGCAAGGTTCACTACTTCCATCTTCATCCGCATACCAAGTCTTTATGTAATTATTATAATTAGGTTTAGTGAAAGTATACTGCTGATAATGTTCAGCACCCATTCTTCCATCTATTAAAAGCTTTAATTTAAACTTGGTACATTTAGATACTGCATCTAGTCTCGATTTCATATTATCAAACCCTATGATGACTATATCTTTATCTCCTCCTACATATAATAACTCTTTAAATAAACCATCTTGTGGCATTATTTGACAAGAATCATTAATATCTTTAAGTTTAGTTTCTAAAGAATGTACTTTAGCATGACCTACATCATATAAAGTATACTCTGAAACTCCTACATTAACTGACTCAACTTTATCCATATCATATAATACAAACTTATCAGCTCCCATTCTAGCAAGCTGAGTGGATGCAGAGCTACCAATAGCTCCACATCCTAATATATGAAATGTATACTCATTTAGACAGTTAATCAATCCTTCTGAACGACTATTGATATCCGCCATACCATCCTCCCCATGTGTAACTTTCTTGACATTTACTTCTAACCATTTCATCTTCAAACTCTAGCATTTCATCAGACATTGTTGTCATTAAAGACTGTATAATATCATTCTTATTACCATCTGGTATTATAGCTTTAAAAGGTAACTTTTTATCTCTTAGCGTTTTATTAACCTTTTTTAACTCTTTCTTATACTGTCTTAGATTTAAAGAACTATCCATAAACGCATCATTTAAATTATCAAGCTGTTCAATAGTTTGAGAATATGCGCTTTCTAAATTGATACGCTCTTCTCTTTCTTTAGTATTTAACATGCGATTATTATAGTTAATGCCCATTTGAGTTCCTCTATTCCAATGATAACCTGAATTAACAATAGTTGAAGGACTATCACAAAGCTCTTCATATAACGTCTTCATCTTATCTGTTACTTTTGTCTTAGCACTTCTTTCAATAGACAAAGGGATATCATAATGCTGATTAATTTCTAAACCACCAGCTTTCCATACACTTACTCTGAATTTATACTCTTCTTTAAGATTAATAACTAAAGCTAATGAAAAACTATCATTCTCCCAAGCATCAATCTCTTTTAAGTCAGTTCCTGACCAGAATGCATCCATAGTATGATGAGAATGCCACCAAACAAACTTCATATCTTTGTTTTTATATTTCATAGCATATTTCATCTTATACTCTGATACAGCATCACCATCTAGAGTCGTATTTGACCCAGTATTCTCTTGTTTAAGTATCTCTACATCAGATAACTTATATCTGCCATCTTCTTGTGGTATTGCTGTCATTAATCCAGATATTTCATTCTTGTCTTCTTCATAGGCTATCGTAGCCCAACCTTGTAGTTCATACCAGCTCTTCTCTGGTACATAAAATAAACTATCTAAGTTCATTACCTACTCCTTTCTGGGTTTGTAGCCCACTCTAACATTGCTCGTTTAATATCATCTTCATCAGTATTATCTTCTTCTTTGACTATTTCTTTAGGATAACCCCAATCAGAATCAAAAGAACTACCCGTTATCAAATAAAATAAATCATCTTGATATCCATCTTTTTTATCAACCCAATACATTATCAATTCAGGTATTACTAAGTCAAGATATAAACTACTATTTTCTCCTTCTGTATTTCTTATAGTATCTATTTCTCTGAAATGATAATAACCAAAACCATTATAATCTAATATATTTATATAATTTTGATAAGTTGGCGTATCATGATTTTCAAGTGTTTCTACAATAAAACCTATCATTGATTCTATTTGACAATATTTATCACTTAATTGCTCAATCTCTTCCATTCTATTCCAATGCATTAGAAAGTGACCACATTCACTCTGTAGTTGACAATTCATAGATTCACAAGGATTAATTGCATTCTTAGAATAATCAACAACATCTGTTCCAGGTACCCATTTAAATTCATCTGAATTACTTATTCTAGTATGGCAATTACCTGAAACACCGCTAACTGTAGACTTATATTCTGATGAATAATTTTCAGGTATTCCAAGATGAAGCCATGATGTAGGGTTATATGGATTTGAATAAGTTGTACTATAATATTGAGCCCAATTCATTAAATGCATAGACATTTGAATATAATCTTTATTAAGAAATGACCTCTTAATATCATCATTATAACTGTCTAAACATACATTACCATATTGTATTATTCTATCTCCATCACGTCTAGAACTACTATTACTAGAAATATAAGGGAATTTAAACATTTGATTCCTAATAAATTCACCATAATTACCTTTAGTTTCCCATCTAGTTGTAAATGCGTTAACATAATGTCTAAAAGGGTATTTAAATATTAAATGAATATCTTGTAAAGGTATTTGTTGTATCTCTTTATTACCATTATAAACAGACATTGTTAATCCAGATAGAATAATATCTAAATAAAATGGTGTAGTTCTACTATTGAAATCATTTGATATAAATGGAGTCATAATTACCTTGCCTTCAGTTAAATCTTTTACTAAACTGCATTGGTCATTTATAACTTTCACTAAATCAATAGTTCTTTGTTGAAATTCTGCAATATCAACATTCTTTGAAACACCAGCTCGTTTCAATTCATACTTCATTTGTTCTAATCTTGATGCTTGATTTCTTACATATGACATCCAATTAGCACGTTCTCTAGTTCTATCAAATTGTTTCACTATACCACCGTGAGTTTTGCTTAATTGCAATCTATTTGTTTGAAACTCTATTATCTTCTTTGATGTCCCAGGTTTCCAGTTCCATTTATTTGTAACATCTATAGGTTCTATACCATAATGTGTTAATTCCATATTAAAAGAGTCTAGAACTTCAAAGAAACCGTCTTGTGGACCTGTTGCTATTGAATTTGCCATGTCTTGTGTCATACTATTTAAACAATCAATATCAGAGACATTTACATCTATTAAACCATTAAAATATTCCATAAATCCTCCAATTTATAGAGAGAGCCTCACATATTCCTTTGCCTGAAGTAGTAAAATGATAGATATTGCTATCTATAGATTAAGTCATTTTAGTTGACAGGACTTATAAGACCAGTTATTGGCTCTCTCTATGATTATTGTTAACTACCCACCAACCTTATCATTGCTTGTATAAGCAACGTAAGCACCATCTTCCAGAGCGAAATCGTTCTGTCTAATGGTTCCACCAACATTAACGTTGGCTGATGT